GGTCTAACCACTAAGCACTACGAACTATTAAAGCTATGAACTTCAACAATTCGCAGTGGCTGTTATGGTTGAAAGGCTTATTATTAATGCTTAGTAAGTTTTTCTTCAGCATCGCCGGGTTGATTTTATTCCTATTTTTAGGAGTATTACCGCTCGCGTTTGCTGTCTTCTACTATTCACTCGGCGCTGTCGGCGAAGCCCTAACACTCCTCGTTGAGGGGGGTTGGGACAAGGCCAAGGTAGTCCCGGCTAAGGGCGGACTCTTCTTTAAGAAGTTGTCCACCTTTAAACCGAAGGCTATTGACATGCGCTGGATGACGGTAGGAGAACTAAGACCATTAATTCTTCGCCTAGTCCGTATCCTCGGAGCTCAGCCTGCACTGTGGATGGTGCTAGCGGAGCGGATCGCACGCCTTTGGCGGCTAAGTGGAACACGTTTCACTATTGCCTACCTAAAGGAGTGTCGATTGGCTCTTCTAGCTTTTGCGAATAGTCGCGCCTATATTCCTAACCCAGGGGTAAAGATGCGATTATCTCGCGGTGGGATCCCTCGGATCATCCCAGCAGGGCTCCGCCCTACTGGTCTGTCAACTTTGACAGAGAAGATGACCTTCCGTGGTCTCCACACCGTCTTTAACCTTTACAGGGTTATAGACTGGAAGGGTGCAAAACCTGATTTCTCCTCGATTACTTCGCCGTTTTCGGGGGTGAGTCAGACACTCTTCAACCAGGAGATCGCGGCCGTATTAAAGAACTTCACCCTGCCTACATTCCGTCTCGGATATGTAGTACCATGGGTGAACGTATCTTCAGGGCCTAATCATCCCTGGTCCCTTTGGGGTTCTGCGAAAGACATCCTTGGGTACGCCCTAAACCCACTAATATTAGTGGTTTTCGGTGTGTACACTTGGGCAAGCGGACAGCGATTATTAGCCTTATGGCTAGTGGTCGTGTCTCACTTACTTCTGCCAGTCGCTCTAATCCTTTGGTATCGAGGAATGCGATTCCCGTTAGGACGGCTTTCCGTTCTAGCGAAGGATGGCGGTGGAAAACGTCGAATTGTTGGGGTGGTTGATTATTGGTCCCAGTGGGCCCTACGATCATTACACCTTTATCTTTTCGATGTTCTCCGTCGTATTCCTCAAGACGGGACATTTGACCAAATAGGACCCATTGGGCCCTTAATGGACTTTGCCCGCTTGGGGTATCCATCCTTTAGCTTCGATCTATCGAATGCGACAGATCGTCTCCCGGTAGCTCTCCAGGAGCAGATTCTTCGGAATCTCTCAGGGTC